AGGAAACTACAACCCAGCATCCGGATATGTACCTGATATTGCAGTAGTAAGAGGCTCGGATGGACAGCTTTATCTTGCCAAAGCAAGTGGTGCACTTGGCGATCCAATTAACTATGTAAGTAATGGACAATGGGAAGTTTGGATCCCAAAGGGACCAACTGGTCCGACTGGAGCAACTGGAGCAACAGGTGCCGCATCAACAGTGGCTGGACCAACTGGTCCTACTGGTGCGACTGGTGCGACTATTGCAAAGAACTTTTTAGTAACTAACTCTGGCTCTGGCTCTTATACAATTGATGGGGTTGTCACTAACCCAACAATAACAGTTGTTCGCGGATACACGTACTACTTTACTGTAAACGCATCTGGACACCCATTTTGGTTACAAACAACTATTGGAGCTTACAACGCTGGAAACACGTACTCAACTGGCGTAACCAATGGTGGAGATGATGTTGGTTTGATTGCATTTACAGTAGCAGCCGGTGCCCCAAGTACTTTATACTATGTATGTCAATACCATTCATCAATGAATGGCACCATTACGGTTATTGGTTAAGGACAAATAAATGCCTATTGATTTCCCGAGTTCACCCGCAGTAAATCAAACGTATACCTATAACGGTCAAACCTATAAATGGTTAGGTACCGTTTGGCGGCTTGTACGCACAAGTGCAACTGGTCCAGCGGGACCTGCCTCAACTGTAGCGGGACCTACAGGGCCAACTGGTCCTACCGGTAGCGCGGGCATTGCAGTGGCTACATCTCCACTTGCGTATGCCTCGTCAACACAAACTATATCGTTAGGCTTACCAGCTTTAAAAACTAGTTTAGATGACTATTACACTGTAACAAATACTCTTGAAGATAACCTTGGTTATGGAAATACAACTGTTGACGTAACACCTAGACACTCAAATGGTAATGCTTTAATAACAGCTGGAACCGCTTACTTTACTTACTTTACGCCGTTAACAACAGTTACCGTAGGAAACATAAGCGTGTCTTCTGCTGGAACAATATCAACTGGGTCTACTTTAATACGTTTTGGACTGTACACAGTAAACGAGAGCACTGGAGCATTAACTTTAGTAGCAAGAACTGCAAGTGATACTACAATTTTTAGTGCAGTTAACACCCTGTATACACGAGTCTTTGCGACCGCTGGCGGCTACCCAGCTACATACGCGCTTCAACGGGGCACTAGATACGCATTAGGTATTATTGTTGTAGGAGGTACTCCTGGAAATGCTTACTTAGCAGGCTCTGGTCTTATTCCAGTTTCCATGGTCAGCCTAACTCCAATTCTTCGTTCGTTTGCATCAGCTCAAACTGATTTACCTGTAACTGTTACACCAACACCTGGACAGACCGCATTCTGGGGAAGGCTTTCCGCATAATGAGCGTAACAAAAACAAGTATTAGAGTAGAAGCTAGCGGGCTAGAGGTATTTGAAGTTCGTGATGCTGGGACTAATGAAGTTATTGGGTATGACTACATAAACCCAACCACCGCTAACGAAGAGTTGTCTTCTTTTCAAGCATAATCTGATATTCTTTACGGCATGAAGATTGCCGTATACACCATTGCACTTAACGAATCACAATTTGTAAATCGTTGGTATGAATCAGCAAAAGAAGCAGACTATCTTTTAATTGCTGATACTGGCTCTACAGATGGCACACAAGAGATTGCCTCTAAATTAGACATAAATGTTTATGACATTTCTGTAAAACCTTGGCGCTTTGATGTAGCAAGAAACGCCTCTCTAGCCCTTATCCCTGAAGATATTGATTACTGTATTGCCCTTGACATGGATGAGTTACTAGTTCCAGGATGGCGCTCTGAATTAGAAAAAGCTTTTAAACAAGGGATTACAAGACCACGCTATACCTTTACTTGGAACTTTACAGAAGAAGGAAACCCAGGATTACAGTTTAGTGGAGAAAAGATTCACACTAGACATAACTATATTTGGAAACATCCAGTACACGAGGTAGTGGCACCTGTTCACGGCTTTAATGAAATACAAGGTTCATTTAATTTAGAGATTCATCATAAAGCTGATAACAGTAAACCTAGAAGTCAGTACCTTCCTTTATTAAAACTATCTGTTATTGAGAACCCTTACAATGATAGAAACGCTTTTTACTATGCCAGAGAGTTATACTTTTACGGACAGTACAAAGAAGCTATAGAAGAGTTTAAAAGACATCTAGAACTACCAACTGCGCTCTGGAAACCTGAACGAGCAGCCTCTATGAGGTATATTGCAAAAATGTATACTGACTTTAAGACAAAAGAGAAGTGGCTTCTTGATGCTTATAAAGAAGACCCAACAAGAAGAGAAGCATCGGTAGACCTAGCCGAACTTTATTACTCTGTTCAATTATGGGAAGAGTGCCTATCCTCAGTTAATAACGCTTTAAGTATTGTAGAAAAACCTTTAGATTATTTGTGCGAAGACTTTGCTTGGGGGTTTGCTATTGAGGACTATGCAGCCTTAAGTTACTATAATTTAGGTAATAGAGATAAAGCCATAGAGCATGGGGAAAAAGCAATTGCGCTCAACCCCACAGAAGAACGATTAAAGCGTAACCTAGAGTTCTACCTATCTAAGGAGATTTAATGCGGGCGTATACTCCGGGCGGTAGATTTGACTCTGATTTTGAAGTAGATTCTATTAGCGATGGCATAACTGAAGACTTAACAAATCCAGCTGGAACTATTGCTGAGTGGTGGATATTCAATGCATCTACCTCTACAAAAGATGTTTTATATGATGTAGACGCTGCGGGAGTTGGCCGTGTTTGGAGAGGCCCAATCAAAGTGCCTATAGTTAGAGCCACAATTACACAGGGTCAGGTACTACAAAGTGATCGTGGTTTTTATAATCCTGATACTTTGCACTTGACCATGAACGCAGATGACTTAGACCGATTAAACCCAGGCATTGTGGCAGCAATTGAAGCCTCATCAACACGAGATAGAGTTGTTTGGAAAGGCCAAGTTTACAGGCCTTTTAAAGTTCAAAACGTAGGAATTGTGTCTGAGCGTTATACTATTGTTACTATAGATATGCAGCAGGTGATGCCAGAAGAAATGGTAAACGATGCTCAGTTCTTAAGTTACGCTCAAGCATAGGAAGGCACGTAACATGGCTAAACGTATTGGACAAAGTGTAGGAAAGCAGCCAACTAAGGCTGTTAGTATTGCGTTAACTGGAAGTAAGTATTCAGCAGGTGGCGCTAAAGTTCGTAAGAAAAAAGGCGGCATTGTTCGAAGACCTAAAACAACAATTCGTTACAAGCGAGGAACATCTAAATGAAAAAAGAAAAAGCTGTTTGGGATAAAAAAGACCCTACCCCAGGCAAATCAAGTAAACTATCCAAAAAACAAAAATCATCTGCTAAATCTAAAGCCAAGGCTGCAGGACGGCCTTATCCTAACTTAGTTGATAATATGGCTGCGGCCAGGAAGAAGAAAAAATAATGTGCGCAATGTGTGGATGTGGTAAGAAAAAAGGTCAACCAGGATTTGGTAAAGGCCCAAAGTCAAAAGCTAAGGCTAAAGGCAAAGCTTGTACTTGTGGTACTTGTAAAGACTGCAAGTCAAAGAAGAGTGCAAAGAAGATGTCTCCAAAGCAAAAGAAACTTGATACAGATAAAGACGGCAAGCTAGAAGGATCTGACTTCGCTGCTCTACGTAAGAAGAAGTAATGTGCGCGACTTGCGGCTGTGGAGCTCCAAAGAACAAGCACGGGATGAAGACAATAAAAGCAGCGAACAAGAAGTTTGCTGCAAAGAAGGGTGCTCCTGCAAATAAAAAGCGGGCATCAATGAATAGAAAAAAAGGGATGTAAAAGATCTAAACAATTAAGCCCCCGAAAGGGGGCTTTTTGCTTTATCCTATAGTTGTAAAGGTCATGCGATCTTTATAGAACAACCTTGCGCTTTACTTTGCCCCTCCAAAAGGAGAACTGCTATGCCCTCAAATCGGGTCGATGGACCGTCCTCTAATGATTTCATGGATGAAATGATTAAAGCGGCCAGGCAAGGTAAACGTTCAACGGGTATAAAAGTTTTATCAGCGGTTGCTGTTCTCTACGGGGCTAAGAAAGTGTTTAAACGTGGAAAACGCAAATAACTTTTTAACTTCTGTCTCTGAAGCCATTCAAACTGAGCTTACTGAAGACCTTAAAAACATGGCATCTACCCAAGGTTGGCCAGACCACATAGTTGATGTGCTTTCTGTGCGGGTAACTAAAAATAAGATAGATGTGCATTACCCATCTGCTCTTGCCGATGACATAGAAAACATAGAATACGGATATAACGAACAACCTCCTTCTTCGGTTATACGGCACTTTAAACGCAAATTAGAGCAAAAATCTATGGACATATTGCACAAAGAAATTGACAATAACCCGTTAGGAGCTCTGTTGTCCCTATGACCTTAAAAATGATGGTTGCCGAAGATACGGCGTTAAAAGCATATTTACAAGGATTTGAAGTGTCTGATGAAAAAGCTGCTACACGTATAGTTCCTGTGTGGTTTGGGTATCCAGACGTTGAATTAAGAAAACAGACTTTTCCATTTATGACTATTGATTTAATTGGCATACAGCAGGATGAGAAAAGACAAACTTACGGAGTACTTTACGATAACAATTTAAGTGGAACAAAGGTATTGACAGGTGAGGCGTTTAGATATAACACCCCAGTTGCAATGGACCTAATTTACCAAGTTACTGCGTACTCCCGACATCCTCGACATGAACGAGAAATTACTCATCAGTTTCTACAGGACTTTCCAGGAAAGTTTGGCTACATATGGGTATCTAATGAACTTGAAACTGCGGGATGTTGGCGCCATATGTTTTTAGAAGAAATTAAAAAGAAGGACACCATTGAAGATGGTCGTCGCTTATTTAAAACAGTATTTACCTTGTTAATAGTTAGCGAGATACCACCAGCGTATGCTGAAGAAATTGGTAATCGCGTTGACCAGGTAAACCTCAATACAAATCCGACAAATATACCATCGGCCCTAACTCCGCTCACAACAACCATCTACCAGGAATAACAATCTAAGGAGAAGCAATGACATACCAACGCCCGGGTGTATTTGTTCAAGAAACATTAAACCCAATTCAACCCATAGTGGGGCCTAGCTCCGCTACAGTTGCCGCCTTTGTTGGCCCCTCAGTTAGAGGACCACTAGGCCCAACTCCAATAAGTTCTTGGAGCGAGTTCACCAAATTATATGGAACTTGGACCGAGAACGCATTAGACCAAAAACTTGCAGTAGCCGTAAACTTGTTTTTTCAAAACGGCGGCTCACAGTGCTTTGTAAACCGTGTTGTAGGTAGCGGATCAGCCTCTGCCTCTAGAACATTGTTAGATAGAGCTAACACTCCAGTTAATACTCTGACAGTATCTGCCAAAAACCCAGGTGCCTGGGCTAACAGTGTCAATATCAGTATTACTAACTCAACAGTTACTGGTTACTTTGATCTTACTGTTTTTTACGGAGGAAGTGACGCTGTAAACGTAGTTGAAAGGTTTACTGATTTAACATTAGTAGCCCCAGACGCAAGGTTTGCTCCGTCTGTAATCAATGCAGGCTCTTCTTACATTAGTGCTACAACTGTTGCCTCAAACACAACAGGCTCTAATAAGAACCCAGCTGTTATAACAAACCAAGCATTGACATCAGGAGCTGATGGCTCAGCAGTAACAGACCAAATCTATTTAACTGGATTTGAAGCATTTAACGTCGTAGAAGCCTCACTTCTATTTAATGCTCCAGGAGTTGTTGCCGCAAGCCCCGTTAATACATTAATAAACTATTGTGCAAGCAGAAAAGATGCTTTTTTAGTTATTGATGCATTAAATGACACGGTTGCACAGCAATTAACAAGAGCAGCGGCTTACACTCCTAGCTCTTATGCAGCTGTGTATTACCCTAATATAGTTATTCAAGACCCTGTAATTACAACTTCAACAGCTATAGCTAACGTTGGAGCGGCTGTTATGGGTATCTATGCTTCAACAGATGCTTCAAGAGGTGTGTTTAAAGCCCCTGCTGGTTTAAGCGCTAGAGTTGCGGGAGCAGTCTCCGTTAACTCATTAACTTCAGCTGAACTAGACTCTTTAAATGCTGCAGCAGCCCCTGTAAACGCTATTCGTTTTGTTTCAGGATCCGGCATTGTGGTTATGGGTGCTAAAACATTAAAAGCTGGATACATCGATAAGTACATTCCTGTTCGTAGAACATTAATTTACTTAAGCAAAGCTTTAACAGACTTAACAAAGTTTGCAATTTTTGAGCCTAATGACAGTAGACTTTGGCGCCAAATTACAAACACCTGTAACTCATTTTTAACAGATTTTTGGCAGCAAGGCGGATTAGCGGGAGCTACTCCAACTTCTGCATTCTTTGTTAAATGCGACACCACAACAAACCCACAAGGTTTGATCGATAATGGTCAAGTAAACTTAGAAATAGGAGTTGCTCTGCAACGCCCAGCTGAGTTTATAATCATTAAAATTGGTCAGTACGATGGCGGAACGTCCGTCATTACAGCATAAGGAGATAACACATAATGACTGATAGCATAATCAATAGATTCTCGTCCATTGCTACTGATCCGCTTAGAAGTTTTCGCTTCTATGCAGAATTTAGCGCAACTGCTGACGGAGTATTTGACGACAGAATCACAAGTAAATCGGCAACAAAGACACCTCCAACAACTGGTAAATCAACTAGCTGGTTTGGTGGGTTTACTTCAGTTTCCGGTTTATCAACTAATATCCAAGCCTTAACATATCGTGAGGGTGGGTATAACACCACAGTACACCAGATCCCTGGCATGACCACATTTTCACCAGTTAGCTTTCAACGCGGTGTTATGTATGGAAATGACCAAGCAATGACTTGGGTACGTGGTCTATTTGCAGCCTCTGCAGGTACCGGACTTTCAACTGGTGCTGGAAAGAGCTTCCGAGTAGATGTTAATATATACGTACTAGACCATCCAAATGCGGGCAATGCTGTAACAACATTAAACGCTGTAGATGATCTACCACGTATTGGGTTTAAAATCCACAATGCATGGATTAGCTCATTAAACTACTCTGACTTAAACGCTGGAGCTGGTGAGCTTTTGTTTGAAAACATGACCTTAGTACATGAGGGCATGTCTGCATTCTTTACAAACTCAAGCTTCGCACGAATCTAACTAACCTATAGGAGTATAAAAAGTGTCACAACCTCAGATCATAACCGACGCAGAACTAGTATCACAATTTGCAAGCAAAGCTATGGAAGAGCCCGCTGTTGTTATAAACACACGGGCTCCTTCCAAAAACGAAGTAAGTCTTATTACAGGATTTATTAACACACGTGGTGATGTTATTAAAGACGCTGAAGTCCGAGAGTTAAACGGATCTGATGAAGAGGCAATTGCAAAAGCCGGTTCTTCAGGAAAAGCCCTTAATACCATCCTACAAAGAGGCCTTGTTTCTTTAGGAGGCGCCCCGGCTACAAAAGAAGATTTAGATTCTTTAGTATCTGGAGATAGAGACGCTATTCTTTTAGGAATTCGCAGAATAACTTTTGGCGAAGACATAAGGTTAAACGTTACCTGTATCGAGTGTGCAACTGCCCAAGACACTACTATTCATTTGTTAAATGATGTTCCAATAAAAGACTTTGATGAGGCTATTGGTAGGACTTGGAATGTTACTTTAAAAAATGATAAAATAGCGGTAGTCACTTTACCAACCGGTGGGTTACAGCGCAAAATACTTGAAAACTTAGATAAAACAAGTCCAGAGTTAAATACAATTATTATTGCAGGTTGCCTATTGTCTGTAGACGACAGAGCATCTGCCGGAGCTTCTACGGTTCTTAACTTAGGAGTATTAGATAGAGATATCTTATTAAATAGCATAATGGAAAACCTTCCAGGCCCACGCCTTGGGGAGGTGAGCAAGGTCTGTCAGGCATGCGGAGTAAAGATGAAACTTCCGTTAAACCTGGCTGATTTGTTTCGAGTATAACGAGTCTCAATACAAGATTTTAATGGACCAGTACGAGGTCTTATCTAGAGTATTTACAGGATGGACCTTGTCAGATATCAGTGGTCTTTCTAGAAGAGATAGATTAAATTGGTTAGACAGAGCTAAGAGATAAGAGGAGGTGACATGGCTAATATTAATGATCTAGGTAGATTAATTGCTAACGCAGTTAAACTTGGATTACAAGAAAACGGCGGCACTGGTTCCTCTGGTGGAGTTAGCACCACTGGCTCTAACTCGGTTATGGCTAGACCTACCTTCACTAACCTTTCAGCTGGACTTAATGGACCTACTCCACCGTACGGAGCACAGAACGTAGTTAATCCGCCATTTGCTAATGGTGGAAGCGCGGGCGGTAGGCCTTCTTTTTCTGGAATGGCTGGTCTTGGATTTGGCGCAGTTGCCTCACAATTACCTTCAGTACAACAAGCTAACTTTGTTAACTATGCAAACACTCAATTAGCTGGCAGATTTGCTCCAGGGTCTCAAGGGCAAGGTGGACAGTTTACTGGATTACCAATGCCAGGTACTGGAATTACTGGCCAATACAATGCTGCAAGTCAGTTTGTACGGCAGATTGCACAAAACTCAACAATTAATAATCCAATGGATGTTTATGCTGGAATACAAAAACTATCTTATCGTCAAAACTTTGGAATTATGGGAGACGCAAGTGCAGATCCTTTCTTAAAGGGTGCAGGCGCTATGTCAAATATAGTTCCAGGTGCGGGGTACGAAGCAACCTCTCAATCTTTATTTAGTGCTTTTACAGACCCAACTAGACAAAATAGAATGAGAATGCTTGGCATGAGCACTACGGATTCAAAAACCGGTAGGCCTAAAGATCCAAGAGCAATTGTAGATATGATTTGGAATAGGTTAAACTCACAAAAAATGGGTAGTGACCCAATTACTAAAGAAGATGTACAAAGATCTTTAATGCCCGGACGTTCTATAGATAGCATGCTAAACCAGCTTATTGGAGATGATCCGTTAGCTCGTAGCGCTGTTGCTAAAATGTTAATAGCTAAAGCCATGTCTGGTGGAAAATCAGCTTTTGAGTTAACAACAAAAGAAAACTTAGTTGATATGGGCTTTACAACAGAAGGCATGGTAAGCGCGTCTAATAGAGCTGCTGGTGAAATGGGCAAAGTGCAGTCTGTGGCTAGGGCCGAAACTTACGGATTAACAAAAGCAAATGAAGCAGCCACTATACTTGCGGAATCTTTTGCTAAATTAAATAATCAATTAGGATTTGCTAACATTCCAGGCGTACTTGCTGGACTTATACCGGGTAAAGCTGAAGGTGGAGCTGTTGGAGCATCTAATGCATACATGGTTGGAGAAATGGGCCCAGAACTATTTGTTCCTACCTCTTCTGGATATGTAGTGCCTAACGAAAAGATACGACTTGCTGGAGCTAGGCACGCAGGAGGAGCTGTTCATCCACACCCTCACCCAGATGTATCAAAGTCAGACTACAACTCTGATGGACAATTATCTCCAGATAAAGTAAGAGACATATTATCTTATGCTGGATTTAAAGGAGAGTCTTTGGGGAACGCTATGAAAATAGTTGGTAAAGAGTCGGGTAGAAAACCTGGAGCACTTAATCCCGATGCTGGTACTGGGGATCTATCGTACGGACTATTTCAAATTAATATGCTTGGTAATCTTGGGCCAGATCGTAGAAAGAAGTTTGGACTTTCAAGTAATGATGCGTTGTATGACCCAATAATAAATGCAAGAGTGGGCTATGAAATGTCAAATAAAGGAACTAGTTGGAATGCTTGGTCAACCGCTAAAGACCTTGGTTTACATAGTGGAGGTGGTGGTACGCCTGGTTCTGGTTCTAACATGGGACCTGCCGAAGATAGCGGTGGTTTCTTAAATAGCATGAAGGGTCTGTTTCCAAGCCTTGCTAGTGGGTTGTCGGGTATTGCAAATAAAGTTGGCTCAATTATAAATTATGGCGGTGTAAAGGTTGAAATAGTTTTACCAAAAGGTTCAAACGTTACTGGTAGGGGTCTAGTTAAAGAAATGCAAAAAGCATTAGATGAATCCAACATTCAAAGTAAAGTAACTACTAACTAAAAAGGATATGTAATGGCCGTATTTGGAAACATAGGACCCTCAGTGAGTGCTGCGAGAGCTATTGCGTTTAAAAAAGAACAAGAACGTTGGAAAAAACAAGGAGTTAAGTCTTTTGGAGGACAGACCTTATCGTTACCACAAGGGCTTAATCAAGTAGTTAAGGGTTTAATCTCACCAGGCACCCTTGCTACCGCACTAGACGCTCAAAACAGAGTACAAAAAGCATTAGACACTAAACCCGTAACTCCAGGAGCCCCTAAGTATGACGGTGTGCAGACCCCAACAGATGTAGAGTTTAATTTACCTCCACACAAATGGAGTTTACCGTTAAATCCAAACGTATTAGATTTTCAAAAAAATGTTACAGCCCCTCATGCGCAACGTAGAGGCAGAATGTGGCTATTTAGTGATTTTATGAGTGAAGAGGGCAGTTCAATAAATGGATCTGCAACCCCAAATACAGTTGGCGAAAGTGGTAAATCGGTTAGCGGGATATCAAGAAAAGAGTTAATTAATAGAAGTACTATCCCAAAAGGAACAAAAGCAAGACACCAAGTTAAAGAATCGGCAGAAGCGGCTTTTTATAAACCAGCTGGCTTTCAATTTTTGTGGAACCCGGAAGCTATTGCGGTTGACGTACAAAGTAGTATGGAAATTGTCCCAGATGCTGGAGACAGGTTTAGATCAGTTGTTGGTATATACCCAAGCCAAGAGCACGTAGTGTTTAGCCTAGTTCTTGATAGAACCAACGATTTTGCTTGTGGGTACAACCAGTTTACAGGTAATGTTTACAATGAGGGTCAGAAAAATGTACCTATAGATATTAAGTCTCTTGCTGCAGACTTTACACAAAAGGGGTATTACACAGGCGGATATAATCAAGGCGCTGATACGCAACTGTTTGAAACTAAATTAAAAAACTTATTTGAGTACGGAACAATGCACGATATTGAATACATTTTTAGAATGATTAACGCAGGTACTCTAGTAGAGTCTAAAAGTCCTGCAAACCCTTTAGGTAGAAAAACTTACGATGTTGGATACCTATACCCAGCAATGGTAGCTGTTGAGTTTGGCCCAGTTACTACCGAGCTTAGGCCTTTATCTTATGTAGGATGGTTGCAGTCTGTTTCAGTACGACATATAGCTTTTAACACTAATATGGTTCCTTTAAGGTCAGAAGTATCTTTTAACATTTGGGTCTTTACTGGCTCAGGTTTAACAACAAATAACTAGGAGCGATTAATGGCAATCTTTAGAGGGTCAAGGTATGAAGACTCTGTTGTAGACTTCGTAACTACAGTAATTGATGGAGACGCGCTTCCAATTGTGTTTTATGAATTTAGTAGTTTTGGGGTTTCAGGGTACATTGAATACACTGTCGTTGAAGGGGATCGACTAGATCAATTAGCAACTAAGTTTTATAAAAGCCCAATGTTGTGGTGGTTAATCCCTGAGTTTAATCCAACCGTACAAGACACTTTAAACTTAATTCCAGGTTTAAAATTAAAGATTTTATTAAATGATTAAGTCTTTAAAAGTTAAGTTTCCTTTTAGTGTAGTTGAACCCGGTCTTCTTTATGAGTTTAACTTAAAACAAACAAGGTATGAACATGACTATGCTTGTTTATATTATAAAGACTGGAATGTAGGTTTTGATGACGTTAGGCCAATGTCTCCTGTTGAAATAGAAATACAAACACCTAACAATATTAAAAAAAAGATTGTTGGGTATGTCCATCATCTTAAACCTATTTATGCAGCTGGAGAAAGAAGCCTTGAAATACATGTTATTGGCGCTTCGTATTTAATGAAAAATAGGTCTCAAGCTACCTACACAAACGTAACGGCTGATCAAGTGCTTAAAAAGATTGCTCGTAAATACTCATTTTCTTATTTTGTAGAACCCCACGAAAGAGTGTTTCCTCTTATAGCGCAAGCCGGTAGAACCGATTGGCAGTTATTGGTGTGGTTAGCCAAAAAAGTTGGTTACACTTTAAGAGCAGAAAACACCTCATTATACTTTTATCCTCTATCGCAAGATTATTCTGAGAACTTAGAGTCAGCGCCTATTTTTTCATTGAGTAATATGGCAAGATACGATAGTAATAACGCTTACTCATTTAGGCCTTTAATAGGAGAGTCTTTACAGTTTGATGATGATGATGACTCTGTAAAGTCTGCAATATCGTTTAGCGGAGTTGATCGGTTTGCGCAAGTAGACTTAGCCTATGCAAAGCAAAAAGGTAAAAAAGCATCTAGAAGTATTCAAACCCCAGAACAGTTTGATCGGTTTGCTGTTGCAACGGTTGTCTCTAACTCTGAAGAGGCGGCGTGGGAGGCTAACGCCGCTGAAGAGCGCCAAAGATTTGGGTATAGAGGATACGCTGAAGTAATTGGAGACTCGTCCCTTAGACCTGATATGCCTGTTTATATGGATAAGGTGGGTAAAGAATATTCTGGTTTTTGGATTGTGCTATCTGTTGAGCATAAAATAGAAAGAGCTGAGGCAAATACTTTTGTTTACACGTCTGATATGTATATAGGAACTGACTCTTTAGGAAAAGGCTCAACAGTGCCCTCTATATCTCCCAAAAGAGTTATTAAACCAAATGTTAGAAACACTAAGAAAAAAGATGCTTCTAAATTAAAGATTAAAGGGTTTTACAACAAAAAGACAGTTGGTAGAGCGCTTACGTTAAAAAATAAGAAAACACCGCCAAAGATTAATAGATCAAGCTCTAAGTCGCCAACGTGGAGTAGTAGTGTAAAAGATTTAAAACAAGAGGCTATTACACCCAAATATAAACCAGCGGTTGTTATTAAAAGGCTGTTTAAATGATAAGTAATATAGATAGCCGATACTTTGGAATATATGAGGCGTTAGTAGATGACGCTCAAGACCCGGATAACAAAGGCCGCATTAAAGTAAAGATACCTCAATTA